ACAGACGATTGAGCTCTGAAGCCAGCGCCGAGCCGGGCCAGTGGCGTACGAGCCGTGCCGAATACCAGCGCGGGATCATGGAGGCGGTCTCGGATGCGGTCACCGAAACGGTGGTCATCATGTCCAGTTCACAGGTGGGCAAGACGGAAGTGGTCAACAATGCCGTCGGCTACCACATCGACCAGGACCCGGCGCCGATCATGGTCGTGATGCCAACCGAGCGTGATGCGGAAACCTGGTCGAAAGACCGCTTCTCACCGATGGCGCGGGATACGCCTTGCCTGCAGGGCAAGATCGCCGATCCACGCTCGCGGGACGGCAACAACAAAATCCTGCACAAGCGGTTCCCGGGCGGGCATCTGACCATCGTCGGGGCCAATGCGCCTTCGGGCTTGGCCAGCCGACCGATCCGGCTGCTGCTCTGCGACGAGGTCGATCGCTATCCGTTCAGCGCGGGGGCCGAGGGTGACCCGGTCAACCTCGCGAAAAAGCGCACGGTGACGTTCTGGAACCGCAAGATCGTGCTGGTCTCGACGCCGACGAACAAGGGCGCGAGCCGGATCGAGGCGGCATTCGAGGAAAGCGACCAGCGTCGGTTCTGGGTGCCTTGCCCCAACTGCGGTCATGAGCAAATCCTGACCTGGGGACAGGTGAAATGGGAGAAGGACGAGAACGGCAGCCATCGCCCCGAAACCGCGCGCTACCACTGCGCAGACTGCGACGCCGCCTGGAAGGATGAGACCCGCTGGGCCGCGATCTCAAAGGGCCGCTGGATCGCGGACGCGCCATTCAATGGGATAGCGGGCTTCCATCTGAACGAGATCTATTCGCCCTGGGTGCGGCTCGAGGCCATGGCCAAGGCGTTCCTGTCCGCGCGCTCCGGTGGGGACGAGACGATGAAGACCTTCATCAACACCTCGCTAGGCGAGACCTGGATGGAAAGTGGCGAGGCTCCGGACTGGCAGCGTCTGCAGGGGCTGAAGGAAGACTGGCGCGCGGGCACGGTCCCGGCCGGCGGGTTGTTTCTGACCGCTGGGGTCGACGTCCAGAAAGACCGGATCGAGGTCGATGTCTGGGCATGGGGCAAGGGCCTGCAAAGCTGGCTCATTGATCACATCGTCATAGACGGCGGCCCGGGCGATCCGGCGTGCTGGCAGAAACTGACCGACCTACTTGACCGGACGTGGACTCACGCCAGCGGCACGCCGATGACCATTGCGCGGCTGGCTATCGACACGGGCTATGAAACGGCGGCCGTCTACGCTTGGGCGCGGCAGGTGGGCTTTGGACAAGTGGCCCCGGTGAAGGGCGTCGAGGGGTTCAATCGGGCGAGCCCGGTGACAGGGCCGACGTTTGTCGATGCGACGATCGCGGGCAAACGTCTGCGCCGCGGGGCACGCCTTTGGACCATCGCCACCTCGACCTTCAAGGCCGAGACCTATCGTTTCCTGCGGCTCGATCCGCCGGAGATCGCCAGCCCGGTGGATGGGGAAAGGTTTCCTCCCGGCTTTCTGCATCTGCCGGGCTGGGTTGATGCCGAATGGCTGAAGCAGCTGACAGCCGAGCAGCTGGTCACGGTCAAGAACAAGCGCGGGTTCGCCAAGCTCGAATGGCAAAAGCTGCGGGAGCGCAACGAGGCGCTCGACTGCCGGGTCTATGCACGCGCTGCCGCGTGGATCCTTGGCGCAGACCGCTGGTCGGATGCGCGGTGGGAAGAACTCGCGGCGCAGTTTGCAGTCGCTGATGGCAAGGGTATGGCCTCTGCCGCAGGCCCGCAATCTGTACGCAAGGCACCGGTGCGCCGCGTTGCGCGGTCAACATACATGGGATGAATTTGGGCATGGCGGATCTGGCGACACTGAAACTTCGCCGGGAGGCCCTGACTTCGCAGCGCGCCTCGGGCGTGGCCCGCGTTAGCTACGATGGAAAGACTGTGGACTATCGCAGCGTCGCCGAGATCGACCGCGCCATTGAGGCCCTAGACCGCGAAATCGCCGCTGCCGAGGGGCGACGGATCGTGCGGCAGGTGCGCGTGACGACGGCCAAGGGGCTCTGACAGAGATGGGGATGTTTGACCTGTTTCGCCGCTCCAAGCCTGGCGGTCCTGAAGCCATGCGCGCGCGTCTCGAAGGGGCGATGGCCAAGCGCCGCTTGCGCGGCTGGAACCCGCCGCTCGAAAACATCAATGCGCTGGTCGCTTCTGGCGGACCTAGACTGCTGGCGCGATCGCGCGAACTGGTGGTGACGAACGGCTATGCCGCCAATGCTTGCGAGGCTTTCGCAGCCAATTTGGTGGGCGATGGGATCAAGCCGTCCTCGCTCATCACGGATGCGGCGCTGCGCGATCAGGTCCAGAAGCTCTGGCTCGCTTGGACGGATGAGGCGGATGCCGATGGGTTGACCGATTTCTACGGCCTGCAGGCCATGGTCGCGCGTGAGATGTTTGTCGCCGGCGAGTGCTTTGTGCGCTTGCGCCCGCGTCGCGCAGAGGACGGGCTTCTGGTGCCGCTGCAGTTGCAGCTTCTGCAATCGGAGATGCTGCCGTTTGAGAAAACCGAAGTCGACCCGAACGGCAATCGCATTCGCTGCGGGATCGAATTCGACCTGATCGGTCGGCGGGTGGCCTATCACTTCCGTCGCCGCCATCCGGGCGACAGCACGGATCAGCGGGTGGCGCTGCCAGAGACGGTGCGGGTGCCGGCTGAGGAGGTGCTGCACATCTACCGGCCGATTGATGCAGGCCAGATAAGGGGCCTGCCGCATGTTGCGCCTGCGATGGTGCGGCTGTTCCTGCTCGACCAGTACGACGATGCCGAACTCGATCGCAAAAAGACGGCGGCGATGTTCGCGGGCTTCATCACCAAGACGGCCCCAGAAGACCCGATGATGGGTGAAGGCGAGGCAGATCTCGATGGCGCGGCGATCGCGAGCCTCGAGCCCGGCACTATGCAAGTGCTGCTGCCAGGCGAGGATGTGAAGTTCTCGAGCCCTGCCGATGTCGGCGGCGGTTATGAGGCATTCCAATACCGGACGCTGCTGGCGGTCTCGGCCTCGCTGGGTCTGCCGTATCACCTCGTCACCGGCGACGTTCGGCAGGCGAACTATTCGAGCCTGCGGGCCGAGCTGGTCGAGTTCCGGCGCCGCATTGGTCAGCTGCAGCATGGTGTCATGGCCCACCAGCTTTGTCGCCCGATTTGGCGGCGCTGGCTGGAGACGGCCGTGCTCTCAGGCGCGCTGGATGCAGACCCTGTCACGGCCCGGCCGGTGCAATGGATCCCGCCACGGTGGGATTGGGTGGATCCGTTGAAGGACATCCAAGCGCAGGTGCTGGCGATGGAGGCCGGGCTCACCTCGCGGCGCAAGGTGGTCGAGGCCACGGGCTACGACATCGAAGAGGTCGATCGCGAGAATGCCTCTGATGCGAAACGCGCAGCAGACTTGGGCCTGACCTATCGCGCTAGCCCCGGTGAAACGCAGGGGGCAAGGGCAACGCCCGTCCAAGAGCCCAACCCGAATTCTAATGACGGACCGTCCGACAATAACTCGGGCACCGACATTCAACAGGAGTGATCTCATGAAATCCTGGTACACGATCCGCGCCCGGGCATCGGGCCCGGAAGTGCTGATCTATGACGAAATCGGCGCCTATGGCGTCACGGCGAAAGGTTTTCTGGCCGAACTCGGTGCGCTGCCCGATGACGCCGCCATAGATCTGCGCCTTAACAGCCCCGGCGGATCGGTCTTCGACGCAGTGGCGATCTACAACGCGCTGAAGCGGCACACGGGTGAGATCACCGTCTGGATCGACGGCATTGCGGCCTCGGCGGCAAGCTACATCGCCATGGCGGGTGACACCATCGTCATGCCTGAAAACGCCTTCCTGATGATCCACGACCCTTCGGGGCTGGTCATGGGCACGGCCGAGGATATGCGGTCAACGGCCGAGGCGCTCGACAAGGTCAAAGGCAGCCTGATCCAGGGCTATGCCGCGAAGTCAGGCAAGTCTGACGACGAAATCGCCGCCCTGATGGCGGCAGAGACCTGGCTCGATGCCAAAGACGCACTGGATTTCGGGTTTATCGATCGCATCGCCGAGCCTGTGAAACTTGCTGCGTCCTTCGATGTGGCGCGCTTCCGCAACGCGCCGCCGGAAGTGGTGGAGGCGGCAAGTGAACCCGATGAACCCGCAGCCTCGGAGGCTGAACCCGAGGGTGTTGCAGACGCCAACAACCAGCTTGATCCTGAACAATCGGCGGCGGCAGCGCCAACCATGGCCGCAAGTGAGGCCACAATGGCCGACACCGCGAAGGTGCGTGCAGAGGCCATCGCCCATGCGCGTGCCGTGATTGATCTTTGCCGCCTCGCGGGTCAACCGCAGATGGCGGGCCGGTTCCTCGAAGAAGACGTTGGTCTCGATGAGGTCCGCAACCGCCTTCTCGCGGCAAAGGCCGACGTCACCCCCGACATCTCTGCCGCCCATGCCCAGCCCGGACGCGCGATCACAACCCAACCCTGGGGCGATGTGATCGCCCGAACCTTCAAGACGAAAGGATAAGCCTCCATGACGACGCTCACCGAAGGCAAACACGCAGGCGGCTTCCTCGTCTGGGAAGTGCTCCGCGATTACACCCGAGAAACCGTCACCATCGCCTCGGGGGCTGGAAAGCTCGGGCCCGGCACAGTGCTCGGCAAGATCACCACGGGCGGCAAATACACCGGCCTCGCCCCCTCTGCGACGAACGGTAGCCAAAATGCTGCTGGCATTCTCTGGGCTGGCGTCGATGCCTCAGCAGCTGATGCACCCGGCGTTGTCGTGCTGCGCGGGCCCACGCTTGTGAACCAGCATGAACTCGTCTGGCCTGATGGCGCGACCGAGGCCCAGATCACCGCCGCCGCCACGGCTTTGGCCGCGCTTGGCATCATCCTGCGCTGAGCCCTCTGACATAAGGATTCCCACACATGGCAACCATGGACATCTTTGAGGGCGACGCCTTCAGCATCATCGAGCTCACCCGGGCTCTGGAAAACATTCCCTTCAAGCCCGCGATCCTGTCGGGCTCCGGCCTCTTTGGCTCGCGCGGCGTGCGCCAGCGCACCGTGATGATCGAAAGCCGCGATGGCACGCTGTCGCTGATTCCGTTCTCGGAACGTGGCTCGGCCTATGAGCAACAGGTGCCTGAGCGCCGCGATATGCGCGCCTTCGTCTGCCGTCAGTTCAAGAAGCAGGACGTGCTCTGGGCCTCTGAAATCCAGGGCATCCGCGACTTCGGCTCGGAAACCGCGACCCAGCAGGTGCAGACCGAAGTGGCCCGCAAGATGGGTCGCTTGCGTAACGACGCCGAGGCCACTTTCGAGTTCCACCTCTTCAACGGCATTCAGGGCCTGGTGAAGGACCCGAAGGATGGCGCCACGGTCATCAACTACTATACAGAGTTCGGCATCACCCCGGCGGCCGAGGTCGACTTCGATCTCGACAACGCAAGCCCCGCCTCGGGCGCCCTACGCAAACGCTGCCAGGCCTTGATCGAAAGTGTCGAGGACAGCCTCGGTGGCCTTGCCGCCGGTCAGGTGCAGCTCCGCGCCGAATGCGGTTCGGCCTTCTTCGCCGATCTCGTGGCCCACAAGGAGGTGCGCGAGACCTATCTCAACACTGCAGCCGCCGCCGATTTGCGCGGCCGCGTCGGCGAAGAGGTCAGCTTCGGTGGCATCACCTTCCGCCGCTATCGCGGCGGCCTCGGCTTTGGCGTGCCGACGGACAAGGCGTATTTCTACCCGGAAGGTGTCGAGGGGCTCTTCGAGATCTACTACGCCCCGGCCGACACGTTCGAGACGGTGAACACGCTGGGTCTGCCGCTTTATGCGCGCATGATCCCCGACCGCGACCGTGACGAATGGGTGCGTCTCGAGATCGAAAGCAACCCGCTGCCGATCTGCACTCGGCCGCAAGTCTTGCGCTCGGCCAAGCGGACCTGATGAGCGCCTTTGCTAATGCTCTTGATGTCTTGTTCTTTGATGCCAATCTCTCGGTCGAGATTTGGCATCGGGACAGCGAAGGGCAGTTCACGCGCGCCCGCGGCATTCTGCGCCGTCCTGACGAGATCACCGAGTTTGGTGCGGCGCGGCTTCTTTCGGACACCACCCGGATCGATGTTCGGGTGGCGGATATCCCAGACCCTCGGCCTCAGGAGCAGATCCTGATCGGGGACGAAACCTTCCTGATCCAGGGCGAGCCGCGGCGTGACCGCGAGCGGCTCATTTGGACGATAGAACTGACCCCCGCATGAAACTCGGCCTCAATATCACACCTGACCTCGTCGCCGTGATGGCCGCCGAGATCAAGGCCGGCGAAAAGGCCGTCAGCGCCGCGATGAGAGAGGCGGGCTCGGACCTGAAATTTGCCTGGCGCGGGCAGATCACGCAAGCGGGGCTTGGTCGGCGGCTGGCCAACTCGATCCGGAGCCAGACCTATCCGAAATCCGGTGAAAGCTTGAAAGCCGCTGCTCTGGTCTGGTCGAAGGCCCCGGTCATTGTCGGAGCGCATGACGCGGGCCCGCTGATCCGGTCTCGTGACGGGTTCTGGCTCGCAATCCCGACGGCAGCAGCTGGCAAAGGCCTGAAAGGTGGCCGCATCACACCGGGTGAATGGGAACGGCGGCGGGGGCTGCGGCTGCGGTTCGTCTATCGGCGCCGGGGGCCAAGCCTCTTGGTGGCCGATGGTCGGTTGAACAGTCGCGGACTGGGCGTTGCGTCCCGCTCTAAATCGGGCCGAGGCAAAGCAACGGTGCCGATCTTCCTGCTGGTGCCGCAGGTCAAGTTGCCGAAGCGGCTGGACCTCGCTCGGGATGCAGACCGGGCGTTAGACGGTGTGCCAGGGCTGATCGTGGCGAACTGGGTTGAGGGAAAATTCGGGTGACGCGGTTACCTAGTTAGGGGGTGGTCACTAGGTTCGGGGGAAGTGACGAAAGGATGTTCCGGTGCCTCATAGTGAACGCTTTGAACGAAGCGCACTCTGGAATGCCCGTCAACAAAAGCTGCATGCGCCGTATCAAATAGGCACAGATTGACACCGTCAGAGACCGAGCTGCGAAACTTCACCGCGTGAAAACCCTGTGCCTGCAGGATTTCGGCAAGAAGTTGGGTGATCAGATAGCTTACCTTGTCGTCTGGCGTGACGGGCGTACTCATCCATCGGTCAAAGGTTTGGATGATCTCGTACATCTCAAGCCTTTCGTCGCTCGATGAAAAAAGGGAAATGTCCGGATCGAAATCAGCTACGTTCAGGTCCTGCAATATCTCGAATCCCCCAATGGATACGTAATGACCTGGATGCGGGCGTATCTCGGCCAGAGCCGTATAGGGATCAGATCCAAGGTAGAGTACCGGCCGACCTTCTCGGTTCAGCCGTCCGTTACCTGGGTTCGGTGAGGCACCAATGGCAGCGCCCATATAGGGCTGCCGCACGACGTGACTGTCGAAGCCATCTGATCGAAGGAAGCGAGCTTCAAAGCCTGTCCGTGCTCGAAACCAAGTTCCGCCCTTGGCCAGCACGAACTTGAGGTCAGCAAGGAATGTCTTGATTAGCGCTTCAAGCTCGCTCTCGATTGTCGCAAAATTGGAAGCGTCGAGGCGCCTACGGAGATCGCCTAGGTGCCTTGGCGTCGAACGTGAGATGGCCGAGTTCAACATGCGCATTCCGTCGGCATCGAAGCCGGCGTAAATCGACACACCTTTGTCCCAATCTGGATAAGGTGGTTCTTGCAGGAGGTGGTCGAATTCGTCGTAGTATTCATTGGCAGCGAACGGCTCGACAACAGGATTATCCGCTTCATTGAAAAGTTCGAGGACGGCCTCTCCACCCCAGTGTGAATTGTAGGAGAACTCGTCCCAATAGAAGCGGATGAGCGCGCGGATCAGCATGACCATCGGCTCAGTGTTTTCAGGGTTTCTAACCTGTGCATCGGTTCTGCAGCAGAAGGCGCAGATGCCAACGGCTAGGTCGGCCTCTATCATTTTCTTCAGGCTAGGATGGCGTGCACAGTTGGTACAAACACTGACCTTCAATTCTTCGTCGTCTGCTACTTCAAACATCACTTTTTTCCACTCAATCCCTACACTTGGCCACAATCGGGCCGATGCTCGCAGACTGCCAGAGCCGCAAGCAAATGAAAACTGAATGCCGGAGGTGTAATGCCCACCCCACGCGAAATCATCCTCTCCGCGCTGCATGCACGCCTCTCGGCGTTGCCGGCGACCGCCCTGCGCGGTGAGGTACTGCCCGAGCGGGTGCCGGCCGAGGGACTGCTGATCCTGCGCGAAGGCGAACCGGGAGAACCGGACGTCACCTTGTCGCCTCTGACTTACCACTACCAGCACCGGGCCGAGATTGAAGCTGTGGTCCAGGGCGCGGACCGTGATGTGGCCTTCGACGCCCTGTGCGCCAGCATCGGCGCGGCGCTCGCCGCCGACCGCACGCTGGGTGGGCTTTGCGACTGGGTTGAGGCCGAAGCCCCGCAGCCTGCCGATCTGCCTGTCGAGGGCGCGGCGAGCCTGAAGGCGGCGGTGATCAGCGTGTCCCTGTTCTACACAACAAGAGACCCGCTTGGCTAAGCGCCAACTTGCCGTTCCCAGGCTAAGTGCGCAGCGCGTTGGGATTGTCGCCGAGGAGTAGAAGCAGAAGGCATGCCAGGATTGGCGAGAATAGCAGGCTCAGAACGACCCAGCCAAAGGCACTACGGCCGCGCTTTGTGGCCATTCCTGCAGGAAGCAGGATGTAGATCCACAGAACGACATAAAGGGCTGCCAGCCCTATGATGATGGTGAAAATCGTTTCAAACATGGCAGCCCCTCGAATGCGCGCGTGATCCGCAACCCGATGAAATCCGGGCTCTGTGACGTCACGCGACGCCTCTAACATTGTTTCCGGTACAGGAGAACACCATGGCACGAGCCCAAGGGGCGCGGGCGCAGATGGCGCTTGCGTTCGAAACGACCTATGGCACGCCGCCTGTGAGCGGCTTTACCAAGATGCCCTTTGCCAGCACAACGCTGGGGGCCGAGCAACCGCTGCAGACCTCTGAGCTTTTGGGTTATGGCCGCGATCCGCAGGCCCCTATCAAGGATGCGGTAACCGCCGATGGCGATGTGGTCGTGCCACTGGATGCTGAGGCATTCGGCTTCTGGCTGAAGGCCGCTTTTAGCACCCCGACAACCACCGGTGCAGGCCCCTACACCCACGAATTCCGCTCCGGAAACTGGGCGCTGCCGAGCTTCTCGGTCGAGACCGGGATGCCTGAGGTGCCGCGCTTTGCCATGTATTCCGGCTGCATGGTGGACAGCCTCAACTGGCAGATGGCGCGCTCTGGGCTTCTGACCGCGACGGCCAGCATCGTGGCACAGGGCGAGACCATCGCGACGAGCACCGCGGCAGGCACGCCGACCAATATTGCCCTGAAGCGCTTCGGGCATTTCAACGGAGCGATCATGCGCAACGGCGCCAACATTGGTAACGTTGTCTCTACCGACCTTACCTATGCCAATAATCTCGACCGGATTGAGACGATCCGTGCCGACGGAAAAATCGACGGAGCGGACCCATCCATCGCAGCACTCACGGGCAACGTTGTCGTGCGGTTCGCCGATCAGACGCTGGTGACCCAGGCAATTAACGGCGAGGCCTGCGAACTGGAGTTTTCCTACACGCTGCCCACTGGCGAGACCCTGACCCTAACGGCCCATGCCGTCTATCTGCCGCGTCCCCGGATTGAAATCTCCGGTCCGCAAGGGGTGCAAGCGACCTTTGACTGGCAGGCTGCCAGCGATCCAGTCGCGGGCCGGATGTGCACCGTCACGCTGACCAATGACCGCGAGGTCTACTGACCATGCTGCGCCTGAACCTGTCGAATAAACCGCGCTGGCTCGATCTTGGCCATGGCGTGCGGCTGCTTGTGGAGCCGCTGACGACCGCCATTATGCTGGCCGCACGCAGCGATCCGGCAATTGTCGCAGCGGCGGCAGATGCAGAAAACGATGCGGCCCATTCAAACGACGACCTCGCGCGTATTGTCGCCAAAGCCGTCGCCCGGATCGTCGTCAAGGACTGGGAAGGCGTCGGCGACGAGGACGGCAAACCGCTGCCGCTGACGCCTGAGGGCATTGACGCGCTTCTGGAACTCTGGCCGATCTTTGAGGCCTTCCAGACCAACTACATCGCGGGCGCGCTCATTCTGGACGCAGAAAAAAACGCCTGACCGCTCTTGCCGACTGGGAGTTCGGTGGGGGCGGTGAGTATTGCGCGGCATGTTCCTCCGCATGCCCGGAATGTCCGCGTAGCCTTCATAAACCGCTGACCCTCGAGGGCTGGCAGGTCTGGGACCTGGTGCAGCGCCTCGGTGGACAGGTGCGCGTGACCGGCGGGATAAGCGGCGGCACCGTTCTCGGCTGGGATATGGCTGCTGCCCTGCAACTCGGGGCGGCCCTGGGGCTTTCGCCGCTCATCCTCGCGGAACTCCTGCCGCCCATCGAGGCGGTGATGGTGCGCAAGATCAATGAACACCTTCAGGCCGGACCAGGCCTGACCTGACCTCGTTTCCACCTGGAACGAGGTGTCATCTAATGAGGACGTCTTTCCATGGCAGAAAAGCGCGTTTCCGTCCGGCTCTCCGCGACCGGCGGTCGACAGGTACGCGCCGAGTTGGAAGGCGTCGGAGAGGCCGGATCGCGTGGCTTCGGCCGTCTCAGCCGTGAAATGGAACTCGCAAACGCCCGTATGGCCGCCTTCGCGCGCCGGGCCCGGATCGCCGCGACCGCTGCCGCAACTGCTTTGGCCGGTGCCGTTGTCGCGATGACTCGCTCAACCGTTGCTGCCGCCAACGAAATCAACCAACTCTCCCAAGTGGCCAATGCCAGTCCCGAGGTCTTCCAGCGCTGGTCGGCGGCCTCGGCCACGGTGGGGATCGAACAAGAGAAGCTCGCCGATATTCTGAAGGACGTGAACGACCGCGTGGGGGATTTCCTGCAGACGGGCGGCGGTCCGATGGCCGATTTCTTCGAGAATATCGCGCCGCGCGTTGGCGTGACGGCGGACCAGTTCGCAAGGCTCTCGGGACCCGAAGCCCTACAACTCTACGTCGACAGTCTCGAGCGCGCGGGCGTCAGCCAACAAGAGATGACCTTCTATCTCGAGGCGATGGCCTCTGACACCACGCGGTTGATCCCGCTGCTGCAAAACGGCGGCGCGGAGATGACCCGGCTTGGCGCGCAGGCGCAGGCCCTTGGGACGGTGCTTGATGCTGACGCCATTGCCGCGATGCGTCGATCCGAATTGGCACTCGTCAGCATCGGCCAGGTCTTCACCGGCGTGCGCAACCGGATTGCTGTGGCACTGGCGCCCACGCTGGAGGCTGCGGCCAACGCCTTTGTCGCGCTGGCCTCTTCGACCAGCCCGATCAGTCGGGCCTTTGATGTGGTGCTCGCCAATCTCGACCGCCTCGCGATCTATGCCGGGACTTTTGCAGCTTTCCTCGCTGGTCGCTGGGTCGCGGCGATGGCGGCGGCCGCCCTGTCGGTGCGGGGTTTGGCTACAACGCTTGTGGTTCTGAAAGGCGCGCTGATCCGCACCGGCATCGGTGCGCTGATCGTGGGCGCAGGCGAACTGGTCTACTGGTTCACCCGGTTGGCCTCCGGCGCAGGCGGCTTCGGTGAGGCCATGCGGCTCCTTAAGGACGTCGCGGTCGAGGTCTGGGACCGGATCAAAATGGGGGCCAACGCGGCCGGGTCGCGTGCCACAGCCATGTTTTATGATCTCAAAGCCGATGCGGCGACCGGCATGGCTGGAGCCATCGAGAGTGTGGTCGCCTTTGGCAACACCACCGCCAACACCTTCGAGGGCGCACTTCTCGCCGTGCGCGAGATCTGGTCGCGTCTGCCGGATGTGATCGGGGATCTGGTCTTCTCGGCGGCCAACCGCATGCTCGACGGGATCGAGGCCATGCTGAACGGCGCAATTCGCCGAATTGATGCCTTCACGGGGCGCATTCGGGATGCCCTGGCAGCGGTCGGGATCGAGACCACCTTCGGTCAGATCGGAGAGATCAGCCTCGGCGACATTGCTAATCCTTTTGCTGGCGCCTCAGCCGATGCTGGAACAGCTGCAGCAGAGGCCTTTCGCCGAGCCTTCGAGGATAACCCACTTACTGTTCCCGATCTTGGCCTTGATGGCATTGCGGCGGATGCACTGGAAACAGCCAATATTTACCGGCGTGCCGCCACAGACCTTGCGAACGGTGCAACGGCTCCACTCACCTCCTGGGGCGCACTTCGCGATGCTGTTGCGGGCACAGGTGAAGAAGGCGCGGCGGCGCTGGATGAGGCCACAGCCTCTGCAGATCGGCTATCGGACACCATGGGGCGTGCCGGTGGCGTGGCAGGAAGCGCCGGAGATCGGATCGCCACCGGCTGGCGCGCAGTCTCAGAATCTCTTCAGGCTTATGCCACGGATGCGCTGAACTGGGGCAAAGGCCTCGGCGAAACCCTGACCGGTGCTTTCAGCGGCGCAGAAAGCGCCTTTCGGAGCTTCGTCGAGACCGGCAAATTCGATTTCAAGAGCCTCGTGCGCTCGATACTGGCGGACCTTGCAGTTCTGTCCTTCAAGCGGGCGGTGCTGGGGCCCATCGCCTCGGCGCTCTCCGGCATCTTTGGCGGCGGTTCCGTCGCGGCGGCTGTCTCGCATGCGGGTGGCATTGTTGGCCTGTCGGGCCACACGCGGCAGGTGCCCGCGGTCGCCTTCACTAGTGCTACTCGTATGCATTCCGGCGGTTGGGCGGGGCTCCGCCCCGACGAAGTCCCGACGATCCTGCAACGCGGTGAACGGGTGCTCAACCGGCGCGAGGCGGCGAACTATGGCCCGGGCGGCAGTGCTGGTCCGGGCGTCACCGTGAACATCGACGCGCGTGGGGCGCAAATGGGCGTGGCCGAGCAGATCGATGCGCGCCTTCGCGCAGCCATTCCTGAGATTGCGCGAATTGCAAAAGAAAGCGTAGCCGATGGCCGACGCCGAGGTCAGGTGATCTAAAATCATGGCCATTCCTGTATTGCCCATAACGCTCGTGTCTTCGCTCGAGCGGAGGCTGGTTACGTCTGTGGCGGAGGCGCGCTCGCCCTTTACCGGCACGTCCCAGATCCAGGACTGGGGTGCCTCTTGGTGGGAATACCAAATCGAGATGGCAGTGACCCAAGGCGCGAAGGCCCGACGGCTTTCGGCCTTCTTCACCGCCCTTGGTGGATTGCGGGGCCGGTTCCTCTTCCCCGATCCCTCGATCGAGGCACCGGTGGCGGCTGGCAATCCTTACGTCACTGAGGCTCAAGTGGAAGGCGCCTCGACCCTTCGCACGGCAGGTTGGGGACTTGGGCTTCGCGCGGGGGATTTCTTCCAGCTGGGGTCGGAGGCCGGCACGCGGCTTTACCAGATCACGTCGGATGTGACGCCCGTAGGCAGTGAGGCCACGCTCGCCTTTGTGCCGCCGCTCAGGGCCTCGGTTCCGGT